TGCTGTTTCTGCATTTATGGCGGCTATTTTTTCTGCTGCTTTCTTAAGTTCATCCTCAGTCATTTTTCCAGAGGCGTCTCTGTTTCTTTCCTTAAGATCATATAGTATCTGTAAGCGATCTGCCTCTCTATCAGATAAACCTACTATTTGCCTTTGAAGGTTAGCTTCTCTTTCCATGCCTTTTATTATGGAAGCCATAGATTCAGCAGGGGTTTTAGTCTTCTTTGTGGGCTTGTAGCCCATAGCCTCTAGTTGCTCTGGAGGTATCCCCATTGCAAGAAGTTCTTCATACGTATATCTTTTTTGTTTCGCAGCCCCATCAAAGAAGTCTTGCTGCATAAGATCTGTCTCTGATTGAAACCTTACATCAATTAGAACGGCGGTTCTTTCAAAATCATCTATAACTTTCTTAAGTGCTGCTGCGGCTTCATCTGCTCTTTGTTTTATAGCATCCCTTACATCTTTGTGTATTTGAACCTCTTGGTTCATTAGGTCAGCTTCATCTTTAAATCTTTTTACTACGCCTTTATCGTACTCATCTTGAAGTCTTTTCTCTTCTTGCAAAGCTAGTTGATGAAATCTTGTTGAAAGGGCAGACTTTATTTTCAGTCTATCTGACTCTAACTTTTTTTCAGCCTTTATTGCTGCAAACGTCTGAGCTGTAATCTTATCAAGTGCACTTGTTGCCCTATCCTCTGCTTCAATCGCCTCAGTGTATTGTTGTCTCTTAAAATCCCTTATCCGTTTTCCTTGTTCAATCTGAGCTTGACTAGCAGCCATAGCCGCTTTGAATGACTCTAGGGTCTCTTCTTGAGCCTTTTTCTCAGCTTCTTGAGCCTCCTCAGCTCTTTTATTTATCTCTTCTTGATAGTATGCAGCAAGACCTGCGTTCTCACTTATAAGATCTCTTAGAGCACCTGAGAGTAAAGGTAGATTTTGCTTTGCAGCTTTGTCAGACAGGGCAATAAGATTATTTACCATTGTCTCTAAGCTATAGAATTGGCCTGGTGCAGGTCTTACAGCTCCTGCAATTTCTTCCATAGTGCTTGTTAGTTTATCGTACTGTCTTTGCTCTTCTTCATTATAAGTTGCTGGTACTCTAGGACCAACTATTTTACTCTTTGTTATCCCGCTCCTTGCAGCCTCTAGACCTCCTAGAAGACTGTTCTCGTCACCTACAGTCCCAAGTGAAGCTGCAACAGCTTTTGCTATACTTGCTCTTGACTCATTTCTAAGATATGTAAAATAAGCTTTAGCCGCCTCTTGGCCTTTAAAAAAGGGAGAAGTTAAAATTTTATCAAGGGTGTCTTCGTAGCTTTGAAAAGTGTTAATAGTCTCCCCAAGTTTGTCCATCTCTCCCTTAAGGTCTTTGGCAGCTTTTCTAGCCTCAAGTAAGGGAGCAATAAAAGCTGTACCGATAGCTACAGCAGCACCTGCAAGAGCCCCCGTTGGGCCAAAGACGCCTAGCAACTGGGACATCTGTTGACCAAATGCGATAGCTACGTTAGTCCCACTTTGTACCTGAACAGCAAAGTCACCTACCTGATAACCAGCTTGCTGTAGACCTTGTGTTCTAAGGGTATTGAGTCTTTTGTTTGCTTTGTAGGTTTCTACATTAAACCTAGCAAACTGGTTCCCACCTGTAGCTACTCCGTTCTGGAAGTCTCGGAATTGCTTATCGACAGCCTCAAGAGCTTGATCATATTCCTCTGCGCTAATTATACCTTGGTTAAATGCAGTTGCAATCTCTTGTTGTATCTGTTTAAGGCGTATTCCAGCAGCTCTAAGAGGGGCATAGGTTCTGGTCAACCTCTCGTTAGTCTTTTTTAACTTGTCGGCTTCCTGAGCACTTTTTTTCGCGGAAGCTATTAGTTTTTTATCCGTAAGGATCCTCTCTTTAGATACACGAACCTCTTCCGCGTAAGCTCTTATTAGTTCCTTATCGTCTATTAACTTAGATTCTTTAGCCTTCTGCAAACGCTTACTAACAGCCTCAAGTCTTCTTTGCTCTTGAACAAGCCTATTAGTCTGAGCACCTAAAGGTTTGTATTGAGCAGAAAGTTTGGCAGACACCTTACCAAGGCGATCAAAATTTGCAGCAGCCTCTTTGAGCTCCTTTATACCTGTAACTTCAATGTCAAACTTTACGTCACTCATTCTGTATTCCTAGGTAAACTATGTCTAGCCTTTTTATAGCTTCTACATCTCTAGCGGAAAGATGTTGATTAGTCAGATTTAACCAAGCTTGTATTTCTGTGTAGGTAAGAGGGTTGGGGCCACTGAACCCCGCAGTTCTAGCAGAGCTTAACGCAAGAAAGGCAGACCATATGTAAGATACCGTAGTGGGAAATTGAGGTCCAATTAACTCTTCTGGTGTCTTACCTGTCTGCCTTTCTACCTGTTCTAGATGCTCACGTTTTGATGTCCCGTTCTTATCGGGCTTACTGATTGAGAACTCATGTTCTGCGTAGTCGAGAAGCTCTTCGATCAAGCCTTCGTAAAATCTGTGCTCTCTGTCAAAGCCTCCTCAACCTGAGCTCTAAGCCAGAATACTTCAGAGTAGACTTCCTTAGCTTTACCTACAGTAAGCTTTGGTTTATCTCCGCCGTAGGTAATATCCCACTCTTTTGTTGCTTTAGCTAAGAGCTCAAGGGCATCTCTCTCTAAATCAGATGCTGAGTACGGAGCAGAGTTAGACTTCTTCTGAAGAACCTTGATCCTACGGTCTTGTTGATCGTGTACGATCTGCTTATACTCTTTAGAGTGCTGAGCATAAATAGAGATACTCATCTCAGAGCCATCATCGTTAAGGATAGGTTCAAGGGTGTTAGGGTGAAGTAAGAGAACCTCAATTACTTCTGACTTAGGTTTTAGATCCATTAGATCCATGTCGAGTTCCTTTCGAGTTTTATCGGGTTATGAAAGTGAGGGGAGCAGCACCCGACAACCACCCCCCTCGCCCCAGCTAGGGATTCTTATACACCAGATTTCGTTACATACAACATGGTGTTTGTGTCTGTTGCATCTGAAGAGTGATCTGTGTCATCACGAAGAGCTGTAAAGGACATATTCACGATACGTGAAGTTGGGCCATCTACACCTACGTCAGCAGAGTTAATCTTAATCCGAGGCATACGGAATGTCAGTGTATTAGACCCATCTCCTACAGAAACCTCAAGTGCTGATTCAGTCTCATTGATGAAGCGGTTGACCATTGTCTCATCCTCAAAGTAACAAGATACAGTACCCTCTAAAGATGCAGTTCCAAACTCCAGATCTTCTGCAGTATCTTCTCCAATAACAAGGGTTGGAGCAAAATTGTTAGTCAGTGTGAAGTCAAGAGCAGTAATGATAGTCAAAGCATCACCAAGGCTACCTTTGTTGCCCAACTTAATGTCACCAGAATAAGCATCAAAAGGCGCTGCACCTGCAGAGTCAGTCATGTTACCATCAGTAACCTGTGTTTGCGAGATAGTCATATTACGACCTACCATACCAAAGGTAGTTGTTACCATTTGGTTAGGGGCCATAGAGACTGCCATTGTATTTACTGTACAACCCGTAAAGAGCCTTGCTTGATCAATGTCAGCAGCGTAGTCTTCTATAGTAAGGAAGGTAGGCGTTGTACCTACGATTGCAGCGTTAGCTACTGTCGTACCATCTCCTGAGGTGTATCCTGTAGCAAAGTCATTATCTGACATAAGGGCAGACTGAATTAGTTCATCAAACTCTGCGTGACGAAGGTCAGCTACAATATCCCCACCCACAACCTTGTTACCATGACGATCAACCGTAGGCATACGATGAGAGTTAATATCTGTACCAGCTACACGATCCTTAGTTAAGTTAAGGGAGTGTGTAGTGAATGGTAGCTTAGTGAATGATGTTGCAGGATTTTTGAATGCGGGGGTGCTGCCACTTGCTGATTGAACACCAAACGCCAACTGCGAACGAGAGCCTTGTGCTAAAGCCATTTAGTTTCTCCTAATTATATATGTACCAGCCTATGTTGACTGGGATGATGTACCAAGGAGTATCTAAAAGCCCCGCCGACCTCTCAGCATAGCTTATAGATACTTTGATTGTTTCTGAGCCAGTGTTGTAGCTAATGTCCGTGTGAGCTTCAAAAGCATTTATCACACTATTAGCTAATTCATCAGCCACACTGGGTCCAGCACCTTCTGGTGCATGACAAAGGACTCTAAATATTCCTTGATACCTTTGTTGTGGACCTGTCCCCATTACTGCGGGTCTGCGAATAGTGGGGGTAAATACGGGTTGTAAAAAGCTAGTCCCTGTCGTAGGGTTAAAAGAGACATTCTCATAGGCTACAGTAGCTATAGACTGATTATCTAGTTCAACCTCTAGAGCACGCCTTATGTGTTGATAGATTGAACTCATCTTAAGATGTCCCTAAGTTGATCAAAGATCCCAAACCTTACTTCTACATACTTTGCGTGAGGGGCTTTGTTTACTATGGTAGCCCCGTCTAAAAGATCTATAGAGTTCAAGCTGGATCTGAGGCGGCTTTCCATATTATTTAGAACGGCATCCTGAGGCTGTTTTCTTTGCTTACGTCTTGAACTTTGACCTGCCCCAGAGTTATCTCCACGAGTATTTAGGTGCATGGAGTTAGCATAAGCACCTGTGTCAACTGGGACTTCATAGCTTAGGTATTCTACCGCTTCCTCTAAAGCTTCATAGATCCTTTTGCGAGCTGTATTTTCTAGCTTCTTGGATTTTTCAGCTATGCGAGCTTTACTAACTGTTACCTGCATTATTCTCTCACGTCACATATGTAGCAGATAGCTTGACCTGCAGAGTACATAGTTAGCACATTTGTAATGTGGACCCTATCTCCATTCCCTATGATCTCATCCTCTGTGTCAGGGACAACAGAAAGACCAAGGGCAGATATAGCACACTTACGCATACCTCTGTTAATATTACTTAAGTCAGATATACCTAACTCGTAGTTATAGAAGTAAGCAGTTACAGCAGTGTCAGAAGTGGAAGTGCTACTAACAGTACTGGTAGAAGGGTCATAGTCTCCATAAGTCTTCTTACGGAGTGTTAAACTCTCCCCATGCTCCTCTACGAGTTTTAAGAGATCGTATGCTCTGAAGCCCATTAGTCATAGTCCCTGATATACTGAGAGTCGTTAGGGGGGTTATCGAATTGACCCTTAGCAAAAGCAGGATCAGGTCTGTCAGTAAGAGCTCTGTTGACATCAATAACAGCTTTAGAGATGCCACCAGCACGTACACTTGCGGATGTCATTGAGTATTTCTGACCTTGTTCACGAAGGTCTGCAGACAGGGCCTTGTACTGCTTAGCTAAGTCGCTATAGTTTGATGACAAGGCCCCGTCTAGTTTTGTAGTTACCCTACGAGCGAATTTAGCAGCGATTGTACTTGCTGCCCAAGACCCCGCAAAGTATACGTTATCGTTAGCTTGAGCTAATGCGAAAATGATCTCTTCGTTTTGCACTAACTGGTCGTTAGTATCTGTGTCGCCAATCAACAGGCGAACTACATTTACCCTACCAGAAGTACTCGTTGTTACGAGATCAGTTTCGTCATAAGTCCAAGCCATTAGTCTGCCTCCAAGTCTCCGTAGTTTCTTCGCCAAGAACGAAGTAAGCCTACTTGCTTATCTTTAATCTTAGAGACCCTACACTTCTTCTTGTCGTATTCGGTCTCACTAGATGTCTTTTCTTTTACCTTACTGTTGATAGACTTAACCAAGATAGATAGCTGTTCAACTGTCATATCATCTAAGCCATCTCCAATAGAAGGTCTAGCAGACTCTTCCAGTTCCTCATTATGGTGAAGGTGTAGCTCATTGTACATACGTTCAATGTTAGCCTTCGGGAGACCCCGCTCCTTCCAAGGAACGAGATCTCCTTTAGCATAACGCTTACCATTCATCAGCAATCCATTAGGATTACGCACGAAGACTGGTTTGTCATATTGAAAAGGCGGTCGGGTCATTCACCTAACTCCTTATGACAAGATGGTGTTGAAGAACACACCAAGGTCTGCACCTACAACCTTTTGGTCGTAAGCCATGTTAGCTTCAAGAAGCTCTGCAACACCTTCAACACGCAGGAAGTCACCTGTGTAAGAACGAATGTCGATACCGTAACCAGATGCGTTATCCAGTTCGTTCCATGTGAAGTTGTACCCTGCTGATGGAACCATCAAACCTGCTGATGGTGGGCAGTAGTACAATGCAGCTTTCTTGGTAGCTACAAATGCAAGAGACTCAGTGAGACCCTCTTTTGCAGTGTTCTCAATCGCGTCAACGATGTGATACTCAGCAATCTCAAAGATCTCAGCCAGTTTAGCCTGAGTGATGATTGCAGTGTTAGTCACAGTTGCACCACCGTTAAGACGTGCAAGGATGTCTGGGTGGTTGATCAGTGTGTCGTGAACATCACGAGTAACAACCATTTTGTTTGGCTTAAAGCCACCAGAAGCAACCTGCATCGCACGACGAGCATTCGTTACGTCAACGATTGGAGTTGAGTTTGTGTAGTCATCCCACTGTGTGACTTCTGCTGCAGTGTCGTTGTCAGCATTTGCAACACCAGTGTACTCAGTCGTCCAGATACCCGCTCCAAAGAACGTAGACATGAAACGCTTCTCACGGTCAATCAAGAGATTGTGTGTAAGCATTTCTGATGCACCGCGACGAATATCCAAAGCAGTGTCAGCATTCGCCAATGTCTCAAAGTCAAAGTCTGTAGACAAAGACCGCACGTCACAAGTGTACGTTGCGTTTGAGATTGACATACCAACGCGCTGTGAACGAGTGCGTGGAGCGCGAGGCTGGACTTCATTGCGGAAGAAGTTCTCGCGGTCATAGATGTAATACTTGTTGGTCTTTTTATCAACAGGTACGTTTGGGAAAACCTTATCAGCGATAAAGTTGTCTTGTGATTGTAGGTACGCTACTGTCAGGTTTGTCAACGGCTGATCAATATGTACCTGTGAGGCGGTTAGCATAGGCATTGTTGTTATTCCTTCCTATTTACAGGTTACGCTAGGATGTTGCCGCCTTGGATAAGCTCCATAGCGATGACTTGACCGTCAACACCAGCTTCCATTGCGTATCCCATAGAGACATCTCCTGATGCTGCTGTAATAGCGTCACCAGATGCGTCCGTTTGAAGTTGGGCACCAGCAGCAACAGTACCGCCGCATGTGATGCGAGTTTGACCAGAAACAACAACAGTTGCCTCTCCACCTGATGCTGGGTCATTTTCTAAAACGCCAAAGCAACGCTCTCCTGCAGAGTCAGCAAGATCTACTTGACCATCAGATTCTAGTGTTACGAATTTAAACTGAGAAGATGATAGATCTTCGCCAGCAATTAGTGAGCGTGTTTCACGTGATTGTGTTACAGCCATGATTACTCATCCTTTTCATAAGTTTTAGCGATGAGGGCTTTACCCTCTGCTGTTTTAGAGATGGCATCAAAAGCAGCGTATTTGTTGACCTTATGCTCTTCAGCATAGGTATCTACCATCTTATCTAGTTTAGATTGTGGGTCAGTCATATCTGCATCTACAGACTTCTCACCAACCTCATCCATAGCAGCAGCAAAAGCAGCATCTGCGCCTTTGAGTGCTTCGAGGACTTTTGCATCACCCTTGACGACATCAAGAAGGGACATAGCTACTTCAACGTCAAAGTGTGGCAATTCTGCTTCGGCTTTTTTACGCAGTTCGGTCATGCGCTTTTCAACCTTAGCTTCCTCAAGAGCTTTCAAGACAGGCTCTGGAATGTCAGCCTTTACGACCATCTCTCCATTAACCTCAATCGTCTCTACGACCTCTTCTTTTTTCTCAACGACTTCACCTAGCTGTTTGCGTAGGTTCTCGTTTTCCTCTTTGAGTTCCATGAGTTCTGCTTCCAAGGATACTTCCTCGTCTGCTTTCTTCATGTCCTCATCCATCATTTTCTTGGCCTCTGGGAAGGTATAACCTTTGTCCATGTAGCCACGAAGTTTAGCCTTGAGGTCATCGGACATTTTGTCCATTTCCTTCATTTCGGCATCATTCATTTTATATGCTTTTTCCATATTTTCCTCTTCGGAATCACGCTTGAAAAGTGCAACTTTGGCAGACGCATTTGCAGGGCGGTCAACCAAAGATAGTTCGTCAAGCTCAAGTTGCTTAAGAAGATTCATCTTCAAGTTTCTCCTTGATTGCACGACCACCGATACTGAAGGCCGCAAGTTCACCAGATTTGACCTTGTTCCAGACATCATCGTCATAGACTTTGTAAGCTACAACCCATCCTTCACGGTCACTCTGTATGCCAAGGCTTTCACCAATTTCCTTAGTGATAGGCAGAGAGTGAATTACACGCCCTGTCATTTTACCTGTGTGCATTGTTTTACCGACACGGATATGTTCCATGAAATCATTCACGGCTTTAACAAGTGTGTCGGCTTCGATTACATCACCCTGACGGTCAACTACTCGTTCACCCTTCTCAGTGATGACGGAAGCCCATCCGTAGACAACACGCTGTTCTTCGTCTGCCTTGAGGATCTTCCCTTCGATCTCTGTTTGATGAGGCAGAGCCTCTTTAGTTAAGTCACTCACTGTGGCTCCTTTCTCCCACATACGGCAAGACCAGTATCTCGCAGATGTCTTATCAGTTGCAGTATCGCACGAATGACGACTACGAAAGTTGGCTCTGGCTTTGGGATCATCACGACGGATCTCCATGTTAGGATCACCAAAAGTTACTTTCTTGGTTTTGTCACCATCTTTAACGTAAACCCCAAACTTCTTACTTGAACCAGAAGGAAGTCTGAAGGGTTTGTTTAAAGGTCTGTCTGCTTTATCAATGGCTGCTTCGGTAGGCAAAACACTTGAATCCCACACGTCGTTCTTTCTTGTTGAGAGGGGGTGTTTAGCAGGGAGTAAATCAGTATCATGTTTACCGCTACGGAAACGACCAGTGCGGATAGTACGTAAGAAGTTGTTGACACGTGCCATAGCCCATTGTTCTGGTGATTTTACATTTGGTCTAACAGAACCGGGGTTTGTTCTGTATGCACCTACACCCCTGTTGTAGACCTGTTCGAGCATAGCCATAGTGACTTTACCTTTGTCACCATGCTTCTCGTTATGTTCTCGCATTTTGTTCTGTAAACCTGCTTTTGGCATTAGTTTAAATCTCTCGTGATAAGTATCCCAATGTTCCCATCGTTAGGGAAACTCTCTACAGAATTATCTGAGTAAGTAACCTCAAACTCTGCATAGTAAGTTCCTGCAGTATCTGTGTCAGATCCAGCCCAGTTGTATTGAACTATTCCGCTTGTAGCAGGGTTGATTATAGTTGCATCAGTGTCAATCTTAACTGTACCAGCTAAATCTTTCATGTGAAAGCGCACACTAGCTCCTGTAAGGTCTATCGCACTACCACTACCGTCTTTGAGTGTAGCTCTTATAGAAGGAGCGGTATCGTTCTGTTTTAAGTAAAAGGGCATTATGCAGCCTCTAGTGTAACACTGTTAGAATTAGCAACTGTAAACACTTTGACATAGTTCTGATTCTCGAACCTTAGTCTTGGCACCTCCGCAATGAAGGTTACTTCTGAACCTGTTACAGTAAATGTACCTGCGTCTACAGAGAGTTTTACAGCCTTGACAAAAGTAACCGCTTGACCCGTGAGGGCAAAAGAACCAGCATCGAAACTTTCGCCTATGCCAAAGTCAATCTCTTGACCAGTGAGAGCAAATGACCCTGCATCAGCCGTAACATTAAGTGCCTTAACAAAGTCAACGTCTTGTCCAGCGAGTGTGAAGTTACCAGCTTCTGCTGTCAGGTTGACCGCTTTGTTGAAGTTTGCGGCCTGACCAGTTAGAGTAAATGATCCAGCCTCAAAGCTCTCGCCAATGCCAAAGTCAATCTCATTGCCCGTCAGAGTAAAGCTACCAGAGTCTGCTGATAGACTTACAACTTTCTTGAGGGTTACATCTTGACCTGTAGAGGCGAATGAACCAGTGTCAACAGATAGACTGATTACCTTCGTAAGAGTAACGTCTTGGCCTGTAAGGGTGAAAGAACCAGAGTTTGGTGATAATACATCAGCAGATGAGAAAGCAACATCGTTACCAGTTAGTGTAAACGTACCTGCATCAACAGAAAGGCTAACTGCTTTCTTGAGTGTAGCGTCTTGTCCCGTAAGAGTAAATGTACCTGCGTCTAGAGATACATTCAGTGCCTTGTTTAAAGTAACATCTTGACCGCTTAGTGTAAAGCCACCGTTGTTTGCAGATAGGACTCTACCTTCCAAGAAGCCTACAGCTTGACCAGAGAGAGTAAAGCTGCCAGAATCAACGGTAAGATTTACACTCTTAACAAGGGTTACATCTTGTCCTGTGGTTGAGAATGAACCGCTATCAGCAACAAAGTTTATACCCCTGTTAAGGGTTACATCCTGACCGCTTAGTGTAAAGCCACCGTTGTTTGCGGTTAGAACTCTACCAGATGCAAATGCTACATCTTGACCAGTGAGGTTGAAACTACCTGCATCTGCGCTAAAGTTGACGCCTCTGAGAAGATCAACGTCTTGTCCAGTAGATGCAAAAGAACCACTATCGACACTAAGAATAACAGCTTTCTTAAGACCAACATCCTGACCGCTAAGATTAAAGCCGCCGTTGTTTAGTGAAATGCTTTTGCCTTTGATAAGGCTTACGTCTTGCCCCGTCAGCGTAAAGCTGCCATTCGGCGTAACCTCTGTAATGAGTTTTGCAGCACCTTGTGGACTTAAGGTAAATGTACCTGATGTGGCAGAAAGGTTAAGGGCTTTATTAAATGTTACATCTTGGCCTGTGGTAGTAAACGAACCAGCATCAAGAGACAGAGATTTGCCGAGGTTTAGACCAACAGTTTGTCCAGTTAGGCTAAAGCTGCCACTATCAGCAGTCATCTTAACTGCTTTGACTAGATCAACATCTTGTCCAGTTTGGGTAAAGCTACCATTATCAGCAGCGATATTAACTGCTTTAAGTAAATCAACAGTCTGACCAGTGAGCGAGAAGGAACCACTCGCTGAAACTAACAGGGCTTTTACAAAGGTAATGTCTTGGCCTGTTAGAGTGAAACTTCCGCTATCAGCCGTAATATTGAGGGCTTTGAGTAGATCTACAGTTTGACCCGTAGTGGAAAATGAGCCAGCATCTGCGGTAAGGTTTCTGCCTAGATTTAAGTCTACTGTTTGACCTGTTAAAGCAAAACTACCTGCATTAGCAGTCATGCTATAGTCAATAGACGTTACACCCGCATCCGCGAAGGGAGCTGCCGCTATGGGATGTAAACCAAACATTTACTTAACCCCCTATCCAGACACCGAATGAAGTGTTTCCGTTTCCGTATCGTTTCCGTCGTGATCGGTGGTAATTGTAAACTCAACAACACTCGCTAGACGATTGAAGTCTATCCAAAGTGTTTTGCTTTCTTGCACGGCTAACGCTAAATCCGTTACCTCGTTTAATGTCCCATCCACTTCGCCAGACCATAAAAACACACCTTCGGGCTTCGCTAATATCTCTACGTTCGTTAAACCATCTGCACCCTCCATAGAGTAGGTGTTTGAGCCTGTCTTTGTGGCTGCCTTTACCTGCATAAACTCTCTGGGGTTTTGTGAAAGCCAAGTTAAATGAGCCTGACCTGCTGTTCTGGCCTCACTTAATGTTTCATAGGATGTATTGTTATAGAAGTAGGTTGTTCTTGAAGTCATCCCTACGTACTCCCATAAACAGTGCCGTTATTGGTAAGGGTTCTTGAGGTTCCTGATATAGCTGCGCCACCAGAGCCAGGTGCCTGATATGTGCCATAAGTGTTGCCAGCGCCTCCCGATGACCCCCAACCACCGCCGCCGCCACTTGTTCCAGCCTGACCACCAGCGCCACCACCACTCACATAATTACTGCTTGCATTTGTACTGCCGTTATGAGCCTGACCAGGAAGTACCCTGCCTCCACCGTAGCCATATCCTGAGCTACTGAATGAGTATTTACCACCACCTGCCTCTGCGCCATATATAGAGTTACCTGCACTCCTTAAATTTGGACCTGTAGCTCCGTTTTGATTACTACTGGTGCTGTCACCCGCACCCCCTTGGCCTCCCCCAGCGCCACCGCCGCCGCCCCGACGCCGAGGCGTATCGTCTCTACCTGCATCGTAACGAAAACCAGCGCCACCGCCACCGCCACCTGCAATGTATGCACCAGAGTTGTTGACGATTGTGGTATTAGCTGCGGTTACGTTAATTGCGGCACCGCCGCTAGTGGCATATGTCGTATTACTGGAGTGTTGTATTATTTGACCATTACCACCTTTGCCCATAATTTTACCATTGTTGGTAACTTTTGCGCCAGCAATATTAATAGTTAAAGCCGCCGATGTTGTGCTGGTAGAATATATAGAAACACCAGAAGCAATAGTGCATTCTACGTCTCCAGAACCACCCCAACCCGCCGCTGTTGCAAGTGCACTCAGAGTTGTCTGAGTTGAATTAGATGAAACCGTAAAGGTAAAAAGATTTGATGCCCCATACCATTCATTCATACGCATTTGTGATGCTGCATCTCTGGAAATAAGACCACGAATGTCACTATCGTTAAATGAGCACTCAGTGCCAGACGTACCGCCCGCTTCTACATGAAGATCATTTAAGGAGACTTGACCGCTACTTTGAACTGGCATTCTTCAACGCCTCAATCTCTGCTTTAAGCTCTTTTATAGCTTCGATCAGTAGACCGTGTATCTGATCGTATTGCACAATCTTGTATTCTTCGCCTTGCTCTGCTTGGAGCGGTATTTCTTGTTCTGAAACGGCAGACGGTAATACCTTTTCAACCTCTTGTGCAATAACGCCCGCCGAAGCTTTGCCATCTTTTTTGTAAGTAAAGGTATAGCCGTTAAGTTGCGATACTTTGTCTAGCGCATTGTCAATACGTTCAATATCAGTCTTTAAGCGTTCGTCTGAAATTGTGGTTGAGTAAGCAGTGACGTTACCATCAAAGTGTGCATCTTGAGAACCATCGATGTACATACCAATGTTGCCATCCCCATCGGAAAGCACAATACGGTTGCTTGACGTTCGTATATCAAGGCCATCTTGGTTTCCTTGGTATCCCCCAATAATTACGTTCTTGCCACCAGAGGTAATATCATTACCTGCAAATGCTCCAAGAAAAGTGTTGTAAGTGCTGGTAACGGCATAACCTGCGGCATGTCCTACAATAGTGTTGTGTGTTCCTGAGTTAATTCCAAAACCTGTGGTGCTTCCAATGGTAACATTATAAGTACCAGAAGTTAGCGTAGCACCACTGTCTCTACCAATACATATATTCTCTAATCCGCTTGCTAAGCTAGAAGAATAACCTGCATTAGCATATCTACCAATACCAATATTAAGGTTGCCCGATGAACGCTCTTTACCAGCAAATTTACCTATAAAGATGCTTTCGTTAAATGTAAATTCTTCACCAGCTAATCGACCTATTGCTACGTTATCAGAACCTGTTTGGTTCTTAGCTAAGGCTTGATAGCCAACAGAAACATTATAGTCACCCGTAGTAGTATCGTTTCCTGCGTCATAACCCAATAGAGTATTATACTCTCCGCCAGATGCTAAATTAGCACCCGCATTAGTACCACCAATAAAGTTGCCTGTGCCTTCGTTGCTTGCCGCTCCTGCGGGAAGGTTGGTAAGCCCCGAACCATCGCCCGTTACTGCTGTCGCAGCTAGTGTGCCTGTGACGGTTACACCAGATGATGTTGTCTCAAACTTTTTATCACCATTGTAGTACAGTTCAGCAGCACCATTACCCGTATATTTAAGTATATCTTCAGAGTTAGTTTCATCTCTAATTGTGAAATTACCCTGATTACCTCGGATGCTAAAATCATATTGAATGCCACCAGTGACATCATTAAAAATTAACTTCGGGTCGTCTCCGTATATTTCAATCGCACCTGTGCCATGCGGCCTAAGTTGAAGGTTGCTGTTGTTAGCAGTCGTAGAGATGATATTATCGGAGCCATTGTGAAAGATTTTCAGATCACTGTCTGTTCCAAATCTAAGTTGAGCGTTATCAGCAAACTCTAAGGCATTATCTGATCTATCGAATACAATATCACGTCCTGCCGTTGCCCCATCAAAAGTAACGTCATCTGTAAACGTAGCACCAGAGGCAAAAGCTACACCGCCAGAGCCTGTACTTTTAAGCAACTGACCGCTTGTGCCATCGTCTAGAGCGGCTGCTAAGTCGGCTAGATTTTTAGTATTGCTCATTCAACCAAACTCCACGATTGTGTGGCTTCATCCCATTCATATTGGTTACCATCAGTTGGATAAGAAACTGGTGCTTGCCATTGGCAGGTTTCTTCATTGAGTGTCCAAGATACAAATGGGCGAGGCGATAAAAAGGCGTCACGGGCTACGTCATAGCTATAACCAACGCCAGCAAAGTTTTTACGGAAGTTGCTGTTATAGCTAGTCTGCTTCCAAGTGCCGCCAAATAAACCTGAACAAAATGCAGTGCCTAGTGCCTCTTGCTCATCGCCGTTTTCATCAAGCAAAACGTCATTTGCCACAACAATTACTCGTTGAACCACGTTTAAATTATTTATCTCTGCAAAGTGTGCCATCAGAAAGTAATGCTCCCCGATCCAGTGAAGATATAAATATTATAAGCACCATCCGTAGATGTTGTTGGTGATCCCGTAGTTGCAGAAGCTGCAGTTGTAGTGCGAATAATTACAACACCCGATCCACCAGCGCCTTGACTACTATTAGTGCCTCCACCGCCGCCACTGCCAGTATTTACTGTACCCGCAGTTGATGACCCACCATCACCACCGCCACCAGAGCCACCTGATCCGTTTGTTCCACTTCCACCAGCAGAGTAGTATCCACCACCGCCGCCACCAGCCCTAGTTACAGACGTTCCAGTAATACTCGAAGCAAGACCGTCACCACCATCACCACCGCCAGAGCTTGTGCCATCAGACCCTGCCTGACCAGCCCCACCGCCACCGCCGCCACCATAGAGTGAACTTGACCCAAAACCACTACCGCCATCATTACCCTGACCAGTAGTGCCTGAGCCGCCTGACGCAGAGCTTTTTCCACCTCCACCTGATCCACCATCGTGACCCGCATCTGGTCCACTTTCAGCACCGCCACCGCCACCGCCAACTGTGCTGATGGTAGAAAAACTACTAGCACTACCATTGCCACCCGCCTTCTGACCAGTCGTGTTGATACCAGCGACCCCACCAGCACCAACTGTAACCGTGTAAGTGGTTCCCACGGTTATAACAAATGTTGAAGATGTAAGATACCCGCCAGCACCGCCACCGCCGCCGCCAGAATTAAAAGCATTAGCGAAACCACCGCCACCACCTCCAGCGATAACCAAATACTCAAGAGTAAACGTGAGGCTAGGCCAACTACCGTTCCTTTTCTCATCAGCGGCATTGTTTATCGAAAAGACACCGCTGGCACTTGATGCACTAACTGTGGACTTCTTACCAATAACTGATGAGTTATATCGCTGCACTAGCTGATCTCCTCATAGGAGCAAATAGCCTCAAGGTCAGAAGCGGCATTAGCGGTTAGCCGCAAGCTATCCCCTTCCTCAAGATAAATAGCTTTAGATAAAACATCCAAACTTGCATCTGCAGGAACTATGACAGTTTTTGCAAGGTGATATGCGGTGCTTGATCTATATAAATCTACAGTAATTTCAGCGTTACTGGTGCCATCCACGTTTGAAACAAGCAGTGCATTAAGCTTAAACACTTTGCCAGATGATGCTGAGTTTGTGACGATTGCCGTGGCGCTTGTGCCAACAGCTTGGACGGCTGTTTTGCCTGTGATTGTGCTTACGTTTACTATGTTTGGTGCAGCCATCTTAGCCTCCGAATACTATAGCCATCGCTATGGCTTTACCTGTTGTGATCCCACCTCCACCTCCGCCAGAAGAGCCAGTTATCTCTGTGACTGTAACCAAGTCACCCGTTGCTGCCCCTGACCCAAGCGTAACTGTGTTTGCAGAGGCAGAAATAGTAACATCAGTTGAGAACAGCTTTACACCATTGATATAAACGCTGACATTATCAGCATCGCTTATCCCATCAGTGACAGTAAAAACCGTTTGACCAGAGGTTGCTGTAAATTCTTCTTGGGCTAAAGAAGCAGAAGGCACAGAGGCCCACTCGCCAGCCGTTGCACCTGCATTGACCGTTAAGACCTGACCAGCGGTCCCAAGAGAAGAAGGGATGTTTGTGGCAATGTCTCTACCATCCACAGTACCTGATACTGTAATGTTGCCAGTTACATCAATACCTGTGGAGGTGGTTTCAAGGCGAGTTGTTGTGCCATATTGTGCTCTTACTCTTGTGGATGCGGCGGCAGCACCGTCCACAATCAAACCGTCTGCGTACCCGCCAGAACCACCATTGTTTCGCAGCTTTACGCCTTTTGTACCTTGTATCAGGGTTTGATAAATGCCTGTTGTTGTACCATCAATAATGAAGTTGTTGCCGTCAGAATAAATAGCTCCATCAGTATCCCCTCCAAAGATGGCTTTGGCATTATCTGCAAACTCTAAAGCATTATCAGACTTATCCCACACAACATTGTAGGAAGCGCCTGTAAAGGTAAAATCGCCGTCTTGGACGGTTGCGCCCGTAAGCTCAACGCCTGATGTTGTAGCGGCAACCTTGGTGTTGTTTCCCGCACGAAGCTGAGAGCCTAAATTACCAGTAAGAAATGTTCTACTACTTGCTACACCAACTTTTTCATCTGCGCTGCCGCCAAACCTAATGTCGCCTGATACTACATCGACACCCGTACTGGTGGTGGCGAGTTTAGCTGCGTCGTTATGAAATAACGTTACTGCACCATCGCCGATACATGTTATATAATCTTCATTATTCCCATTCTTCAGCCTCAAGTCTCTGGCTTTAATTATAAGATCGCCCGTTGCTTGGTCTTGAATATAACTATTAGACCCGTCATGGAAAATCTGTAAATCCGACCCAAGACCAAAGAAGGCTTTGGCATTATCTGCAAACTTTAAAGTGTTAAGAGACTTATCCCAAGTTACATCATAAGAAGCGCCCGTTAATGTAAGGTCGCCAGAAGCATCAAGAACGGTTGCCTTAGACGCTGGCAAAGTAACAAAGATGTCTTTATCACCAGCACTCCAGCTTACAGCCGCATCACTGTTAGAGCTTTCGATGATCGTAGTTCTGGCAAGCGTTGTGCCTGACGCCGTATAAGTACCAATGCCAACCTCATAGTCCGTACCATCAGTACAGGCATAATAAGTAGTATTACCATCGCCAACAGCCGCAAAGGACTGAAACCCATCTTTAGCGCCAGCTAAGGTATAGGTTCCAGTTCCCGTTGTGGTCGTGGTTTCTTGTACGCGATCAGCGACAACAAGCGCCATGATTTACCCCTTAAGTAAGAGTAAGGATACCGTTAGTTCCAATGTCGATAGTGAAGGTGTCACCATCATTCAGTGTAAGACCTGAACCATAGTCATAGTACCCAATAACAGGGTCGGCTGGAGAAGTAGGTGTATCGTTATAGATAATCACATACTGAAATTCTGCTACAGAACCACCAGATGCCGTTAGAGTTAAGTCATCTGCAGAGAGTTTGTATGTGCCACCTGCTTGCGTGGATGTCACAGTTTGAAGTTCCCGTGACGATAGGTTTGTGTAAGAGATTTCACTGATGTTTGCTAAAACACCATTGTTATCTGCTGTAACGTCTGTACCTGCTGTTGGGTCTGTGTTTGACAACGCAACTTTCAACGTGTCATTGTCGAGGTCCATAACGTTAGCTAAGTTGACCACGAAGTCATTTACTTTTGTAAAACTTGCCATTTTGTTTACTCACTTTTCTTTGGTGGTAGCTCCGCATTAGCTAACAGAGCGTTTACAATATCATCCTGATCACTCAGGTCTATGTTAGCGCCATTTAAGTTACGTAGGTAACTACCAAGTTCTCTTAGGTCATGTGGCGCTACATCACCCGCACATATCTTTGGCATCAAGTCAAAGTTAAGACCGTTGATATGCCAAAGGGGTTCGACTAGCTGCTTATTCAACACATCAAATATAGAGTTGATGTAGCTCTCCATAGAGCGTAGGAATAAGTCAGTTTTAGATTTACTTAACGCATAAGAGCCATTTGCCCCTGCGCCCAACATCAAGAACTCAGCCATAACGCTCCTAGCAATATCGTGCTGATAACGATTGATGATAGGATTGATATCAATATTGCGAGAGCCATTACTTGTAATAAGCTCAATATCGACGATCCTTTGGTTGGTTGGTTTTCCATCTACATCTCTATATACATCAGAGGGCAACAAAGCATAGCCTTGCTCATTGAACTTAAGGTCTCTTAAGATCTTCTCCATTTGACTACGTACTGATACTTGATCAGTAGTTGCATCAGGGGATAGATATTCTGCAGAGATTCTGCCAATAGGAACACCGTGAAGTTCTCTTTCTACGGCTATGGCTTCTATGTTTTGTAGATTTTTAAGATACTGGTAAGAAGTGTATGCATTCCGTAGGATAGAGCGTCCAGATGGGTCATTGTTCGTGTTCGTCGTGCGGTAATGAAGGATTTTATTTGCTGGGATAAAAGTTGACTTAAGCCCGTAGTTTTGCTCTTGTCTAATACCCAAGATATCTCCTGTTGTTTTATCCACATCAAATCGCTCAATCGTCCACTGTGCGCGAGACGCGAGTTTGCGTACACCGACACGTCCGTCAGAGAACTTGGAGTACTTCTTCCCACTACGGAAGCTTGGCCCGTGTCTACGCTTGTAGACGACCTCAAAGATGGAGAAACCAAAAGTCAAATGAGACAACGCTTCGGAGATGTGATCATCTAAAGAATGTTCCATATCCTCTAGAATGCTCCTTACGAAGTCTGCCTCCTTTTTAGCCTTCCGAGTATCGTTAGCAGGTTCTACGTGGTAATCTACATCTCTAAGAACCTGCTCGGTAGCGTACATGATAGAGCCTATGGTGCTATCGTTGTCTCGCATCTCCCGAAACTTGCGGATGGCTCGTTTGCCTTTTAAGTCGGGGAGAAATTCGTCAGCACGGATAGTTCCATCTTTAGTGTTAGTACCACCTTGGCCTAACTCTAACTTACCCAACTCTTCGCTTAGCTTTTTCATTTTTAACCTAGGTATATTTGATCAAGGCCCTTAGCATCGGAGTAAGAGAGCCTGAGAGTGGGATTGTTAACTCCGTTAAGCATCAGGTCAGTTAAAGCCCATACACAAGCGTCCAAACGATCTGGGGAGCCAATAGATCCTAAAGGCTCCCAAGTTCTCATTTGCGTTTCCAACTCGTCAAGACCTTTAACATGCTTGACTTTGCCTCTTTCATAGAGTGCAGATATAGGTTCAGCCCTAGCCATTTTTCCTCGACTAGCATGTACAAGGCGAATAGGAACTGTTTCATCTTCTGCTTCAAGTGTCCTACGAACCATTTCACCGCCTTGGTTCCTTTCGGCAACAATACGGTCCGCATGATATTCATTGTAGAGTGATACAGCTTTTGCTGCCCACTGAGAAGGGCTGAGCCGATCCGTAGCATCTTCGAGGACATATCCTATTCCATTCACATCTATCCCTGCTACTACAATACCAGTCATATCTGACTCAGAGTTGGCAGTTACTGCAGGGTCTATTGCAACTACAATCCTATTTAGCTCTGGTACGTCCTTGAGGTCTACTTCTGCCTGATCTAGTATTTCAGTAGTCCAGAGAGCGCCATCGGCCTCTTCAAGCATCTCAGCGTAGAGTTCTTGTTGCCCTAAGCGAGTGCCTTCGTATTCTTTCTTTATACCCTCTAAGAACGGAGTAGCTAGGTTAGCTTCATTGTCAAACGTAGACCCATGAGTGATATGACTACGTTCATTCTTGAGGAGGGCTCTCATTAGCTTGGTAGGTTTAGGGGTGGTAGTAACCATAACTTGAGGGTGTCTACCTAGACGCAGGGTAAACTGTAACATATCCCATACGTCTTGCTGATTACGCCAAGCTGCAACCTCATCTGCCCAAGCTGCATGAAACTGAGGACCCCTGAGGCGCTCTGGGTCCTCTGCGGAGAAGAACTCTGCCTTAGACCCATTCTCCCAACTGAGAGTGTTGTTAGTGGGACTCCAAACGGGGTAGCCCATCTTAGCTCCCCTGTAGGTTACGTCCTTGTCCCAACAAACATTAAGGAGACCTGATTCTCCCTCTACCATAACCCTACGGATATCGCCTTTAGTGGGGGCTACACAAGCTATCCTGCGGAAACCTTGTTTTATCTTATGCCTTACCCACTCAGCCCCTGAGCGGGTCTTACCAGCTCCCCTACCAGCATTGAATATCCAGTAGTCCCAGTGACCCTCAGGTTCAAGCTGATCCCTCCTAGCCCAAAAGGGCCAATTATACTTCAGCTCTTCTGCCTGAGTTGGCCCTAGTTCAGTTAAGATCTTGTGGAGCTTTTCGGGACTAAGCTTCCTAAGGTCCTCTGCAGTAACCTCAGGTATCTGAATCGCCGTTTTCTTCTTGTACGTCCGAGGCATGACCTAACAGTATCATCAGAGAGTTAACGGCACTTGAGCTTTCATCAGGGTCTCCTGATACGTCCTCAAGCTGCTGAGTTTCTTTCGGGCTCCAGCCTCCCTTAGATCGCAGGAAAAGTTCCTGAGAAGGATAGTGTCCACTAAGGGCTTGCTCAATCACAACATTACCAACGCGCTGAGTGATCTCAGCCCGAGCCTCTGCGATGTCTGCACCGTAGAGCCTGTAGAGGTTGGCATTGTTACGAGGAGCATTTTGGTAGCGTTTGTTGACAGTAGCTAGTATGTCCTTGATCTGGACACCATCTTTAACTGCCTGTCGTATATACTTGGCTACTGGCTCACTATACTTGAGACTGGGGACTGGACCCGGCATTGCGTCTTACTCATTTATGGGAGTCTGGGGGGAGATAAACCTCTTAGAACTACAAATCCGTCTTTCTCTAACTACAAAAACATTGGGAAGATACGATTTTGTTCTAAGAGAGCTTATGGGCTGCTATATAGGTACTAAATCTTAGATTTCAAGGGGTACTAGAGTATTTATTTAGTAATACTTAAGGTTTTACAACCTACTGTTGCTTAAAAAGAGCCTTACTCTAGTATTACTCTAGTATTTTACTGACTCACAGTCAGTAGTAGGTAAGATACTTAAGTTATACTAGAGTATAGGTATCTTGGTACGGTATTTCAAGAGTAATATTTAAGGTTTTTTATTAGGTGCGACATTATGTCCATACTCAACCTAATTTTTTGTATTACAAATGGGTGTGGTTGCGCAAAGCTTTGGCCCTAGCCAAGAGAATGGCTAGGGGCCCCACTTAAGTATAGGTTTTAATCTAAGGGTGGAAGAAAGCCTCCGCCGTATAGAATCCATATGCAACCGACTAGGATGGCGACAAGCGCCACCATCCCAAGAATATCCGCAAGGTTAGGTCTCATACTGAATATTCTCCGAAGTCTACGCCTGCATCTTTGAGCGCATCGATGACAAAAGACTGCATTCCAGCGCGGCCAGTGGTGTAGCCGTTAGCTTCGGCGATCATGTCCCAAGCATTGCTCTCGATAGTGCAAGCTTTTTTCCAAGCCTGTAAGTTAGTGTAGCGAGCGTGCGGCGTTTTAGCGTCCGCGATCCAGTTGGCGGCAAGCTCTAAGAATTCTACCAGAGCGTCGGCTTCGTACTGTACTTGTGTTTTAGTTGCTTTTGCGGCTTTAAGAGTAATACCCATTTTATGTGTCCTTTCTAGACTAGGGGTTAATGGCGTTATTGCCTAAAACCTTAGTATCATCTAAAAACACAGCGCACAACAATTTTTTTACAGTCCTATACTTTATTGCCAAATCTATCCCTTAGTATAGCCAGGCTCTTACCTAAGATATTGCCTTAGATTTTAGCTAAGATATTGACTAAAGTTTTAGTTTAGACCATAGCTAAAGTCTAAGCCAGGCTCCGGGCCAGGATCTTAGGTAAGCCCCCCGATGGAAAATTAGCCAGGCCCCTGGCTTAGCCCCAGGCCAGGCCCCTGGATGAAAATTAAGCCAGGCCCCTGGCCAGGCCCTTAGCCAGGACCCTGGGTAGAAAATTAGCCAGGCGCCAGGCTTAGATCCTGGGTAAGCCCCCGGATGGAAAATGAACTTTTTGTTTAGCTCAGGGCCCGGCCTGGCAGCCCCCTAGTGTCCCAAAGTAAACCCCCCGATATAAATTTGTGATCACATCTTAGCCGTTTTTGTAGCAGTAACTACCTGATAATAAACCACAATAATCCTCAGTGTAAACTTGTGATCACAAGATATAGCCATACCTAAGAAAAAATCTTACTCCTTGCTTCTAGTAGCCAGCTATGGTATACTCTAACTACGGGTAAGGTGCGTCTACTGATTCGCGCCTTAGCTGCCAACTATAACCGTTACTAAGGAGGTAACTATGAGAGATTTTGGTAAAGCTCTCGAAGGTCTAGAGATAGACTTTGATCTTAGTTCCGAGGGGCTATCCTCTCGGTCTAGAGACTACTTATATGGTAAGTTAGAAACTATCGCTTATCACGATATGCGGAATAGTGATAACCCATATGGTTATGATTATGCTGGGGCGAAGATTAAGATAAACTCTGTCTTAAATTTCTTCTGGCCTAACGTAGCTAAAATTTCAGAGCTTGAGGCTGATCCTACACTTAGCGATAAGCTCTCTATCTGGCCTAACATATACGCTAGAAAAAAGGGCCGTGCTGGTCGCTCACAAGTTAAGATAGGTCGGGCTATCCGCAAGATGTTCCCAGTCTTAACTGAGGTAGAGATTGACAGTTTGGTAGACGATGTAAAGCAACATCTTTTACCTAAGGATTGGACAGTCAAGGAAGGTTCAGACAGAGCCTCATTCAAAAAGGCTTACTCTTTCTGTCAGGCAGCATCTGAGAACCTAGACACAACTCATACTAAGAAACATATGTCCAATAGCTGTATGCGTTATGAGTTTGATAGTTTGTGCTGTCATCCAGCTGAGGCTTATGCTTCGGGAGACTTCAAGGTCTATTGGTTAGAAGATGCCAAAGGCAATATCGGCGGTCGGGTCGTGGTTTATTTCAAAGGTAATAAACCTTATCCTGCGCCTATATACGCTGTCTCAGAAACCGCTTTCGAAAAGTTGTGGGACAAGCTGACTGATATTGGTGCTAAGCCTACTGAGGAGCGTTCTTGGATAGGTGCTAGGTTACTTCTCCTCCCATATAAAGGCGGGTACGTTGGACCTTATCTTGACCTTACACCTAGGTTCTTAGAAGTAAGTGACTGCGGTAATTACCTAGTGATTGACAGTCACGGTAGCATAGATGGTAGCGTCTACAATGGCTTATATAGTGACGAAGATACTATCGTATGCTACGACTGTGAGTGTCGCATAAGCTATGACGAGTCATATAGCTGGGAAGATTTCAGCTATTGCCGTAGTTGCTACTACGACAGGGCCTTTACGTGTGAGAATTGCCATGAGGATGAAAGCGTAGATGAGCATCGGTATGTTATGGTAAGAGATAACTACGAACACAATAATGAGCAAAGTTGGTGCAGACATTGCGTAGGTGATGGTGCAACCTTAACCGAAAATGGTGAGCTATGGTCAGACGACTGTGTTATCCATACCGCCGATTGCTCAGTTATTGACCCGGTTACGGCCGATGCTGATTACTTTATGTGTATGCTCAGTGGCGAGTATTACCCTAACGAGTTAGCTCAAGTCTTAGATGATGGTCAGGTTGTTTCTTCGGAGGCAATACAAGATAACAATGCCCAGTCTAGTCTTACAGGTAAGATCTACGTTTATGATGAGATGGAAGGGCACTGGTTTATTCGAGTAAGAAAGGATAAGGACGTTGCATAGTCTAGTTACAATGCTTACATATAAGCGCAAGCACGGGACAGAAAGCATAAAGAATTTTTGCTCCCGTTATCTCCACCCAATATTCGGGCATCCCGACAAAGATGGAAACTATGTCCTGATTGTAGGTGATAAGCCAAACATTCTCTATGCTGCTCACTACGACTCGGTGCATAAGACTAACGGTATGCAGAAAGTCAAGGTCTCGGCAGGGATTGTTACCTTACATCCTGACAATGAGGTCGAGTGCCTAGGTGCAGATTGTGCTACTGGCATATGGTTAATCTTAGAGATGATCGACGCTGGTATACAAGGTGTCTATGTAGTCCATGCACAGGAGGAAACGGGTTGCCTAGGCTCTCAGGCGCTGGTTAATCGGTTACCTTACTGGCTAGATTCCATTGACGCCGTAATTAGTTTTGACCGTAAAGGCCAAAGCGATATTATAACCCATCAAATGGGGATGAGAACCGCCAGTGACGCCTTTGCTCGTTCTCTGGCAGATATTCTAAAGCTAGGGCACAAGCCCGATGACGGCGGTGCTTACACAGATTCTAACGAATATGCTAGCACTGTGTCAGAATGCACAAATCTAGCTGTAGGATATACCGGGCAACACACGGCTAAGGAAGCTCAAGACCTTGAGTATGCGTCAACTCTTAGAGATGCACTTATAGAAGCTGACTGGTCGCAGCTAGTATTCAAGCGCGATCCTTCAGTGGTAGAGTACATCTATGGCAATGACTGGGGGTATCCCTTTCGAGGATTCCAAAGCTACAGTTACGCTCCCTTGGTGGAGGAGGATCGTCTAAACGATTACCGGGAGATTATCCAAGACTATGACAATGCGGTAGCTGCTTTGCTGGCAGATTACTTTCAAAGTCCATATGATCTCTTAGACGAACTGCAACGCTACGGTGCGGACCCTTTCCGTAGCCCATTACTTCGGAGGTACAAATGACCAAAACTAACGAAAAACAAGCGATACTTGACGAGCTTTCCCGCATTAGCGGGAGGCTCAAAACCGCAGCTTTCCTTGGAGCTGTGGGTCGAGATGAGGTAATGTTCGACATTATGACCGATGAGATATTCAAGCTAGATGAGCTTGAGCATTTCATTACTCACTTGTTTAGCCAAGAAATAGAGGAGGAAGCTAACACTAAGTTACCAATCGTAGGTTTACACTAAGCCTAAGTTAAGCCCCGGGTTAAGAGATTAGCTTGGGGCTTTTCTTTTGTCTAAATTTAAAGCCTGGCCAGGGTCTTAGCTTAGGGCCAGGCCAGGCGCCCGGCTAAGACGTTAGCCAAGCCAAAATCTTAGGACACCCCCAGTGGAAAATGATGGACACCCCCAGTGGAAAATGGCAGAGGCCCCCAGTGGAAAATGATTGACACCCCCGATGAAAAATGTTAGACACCCCCAGTGGAAATTAGCCTACAAAAATAATTACTTAAGTATTACTAGAGTATCTTACCTACTCTTTTTATTACTAGTGAGTAGTAAGCCTTGAGTATTACTTGGGTAAGCAATTTAGCATTTCAAGGGGTTGCAATAAATTTATTTTTGTGGTATGTGCGAAGGAGTTGTAGTGCAGGAGGTAACATGCCAGAACTAACACACTTACCGTGTCCTGATACTGATTGTGGTAGCAGTGATGCATATTCTTTCAACACGGACAAAGGGGTAGGCTTCTGCTTTGCTTGCGGTAATTCTTTCTTTGACCAACACGAACCTAAAAGGAGATCTAGTAAAGATATGGCGTTCGATAACTCAAGTTCAAGTAACCACGAATACTTACCTCTGAGGGGTATTCAAGTAAATACTATGGAATTTTATGATGTTCGTAGTTACAGAGATGAAAAAGGTGATGTAGTTAAACAGGAGTATATTTACCCCTCTGGCGGTAAGAAAATCCGTGTAATGCCTAAGACCTTTTCTGCTCAAGGTTTGTCTCAGGACGAACTGTTTGGCATGAATCTCTTTGCAGCAGGTAGTGCTAAAATCGTAACCATCACTGAGGGCGAACTGGACGCTCTCTCAGCGTACCAAATGCTAAACGTGAGGGGTACTAACCCTGTAGTGTCTTTGCCCTCTGCTACGCCCTCTAAGAGGCTCTGGGAGAAGTGTAAGCCGTGGTTAGATAGTTTTGAGAAGATTGTACTGAGCATTGATAATGACTCTGCTGGTAACGCTATCGCTCAAAAGATCTTCAATATGTTCCCTAACAAGACTTACAGGGTTCCTCACGACAAATACAAAGACGCTAATGAATTTCTTACGGACAATGCTGACCGCGACTTCACTAATGCGTGGTGGAACGCTAAGAAATATACCCCCGAGAATATTCTAAATACGGCTGACCAGTTTGTAGATCTCTTCAGAGAGGCTCCTAACTATTCTTACGTACCTACAGGCATTGAAGCCTTAGATGACAAGATCATGGGTCTCATGCAGGGTCACTTTACTGTGATCAAAGCTCCTACTGGTATCGGTAAGACAGAGGTTATGCGGTACTTAGAGTACAATATGATTAAGCGTGGCGTACCTTTTGCCTCATGGCATTTAGAGGAAACTAAGTTGCGTAGCCTCCTTGGGTTAGTCTCATATCACCTCAATCAGAACCTCACACGTAGGGACATTATTGAGGCTCTTGGCGTACATGATCTTGTCGAGGATGCGATTAGGGAAATTACCAAGGGAGAGAAGTTCTACCAATTCTATATGCCTGACGGAACTAATACCGATGACTTCATTGACCAGATCAGGTATCTGACTAATGGTTGTGATTGTAAGTATGTATTCTTTGAGCCCATACAGGACGCTGTTGTAGGTGTCAGTGAAGAGTCCAAAGAGCAACAGCTTGCAGACCTATCTATCAGGCTCTCTAAGCTTGCTGCAGAGCTCAATATAGGTATTGTGACTATTGCACACACAAATGAAAACGGTGATCCTAAGTACTGTCGTATGATTGGACAACGTGCTTCTGTCATCATAGACCTATACCGTGATAAATTAGCTGAAGATGATACTGACAGGAACACAACCCACTTACGTGTTGAGAAGAACAGACCTTGTTCAGAAGAAGGCCCTGCAGGAACTCTCCTGTTTCATTCAGAGAGCTTCACTCTTGAGGAGACACACACATGATTTCTCATGAGGAAAATTTGGGTAAGCTAATGTTGGAGTATGAGGTAAATAGTTGTCTTAAAGGTTTAAGAGGACCACTGCCTAACACACCACCCTTAGCTACAAAACATTCAGTGAGTTACGTAAAAGAAACACTGGAGGTCTTGAAAGGTATGTATGGGGATATCACAGAGCCCTTGATAAGAGAAACTTGTGGACCTATAAGAGAAGAAGTAGTACGTAAGTATCTACGTTATGCAAAGGAGATGAAAAATGAAGATCTTGGTAGCCTGTGAATTTTCGGGTACTGTAAGAGACGCCTTTATAAAGAAAGGCCATGACGCAGTATCTTGCGATATACTTGATGGAGAGGGAGATGGTCCCCATATTAAAGGAGATGTCTCTAAGGTTATACACAAATATTCTTGGGACATGGTAATAGCTCACCCACCTTGTACATACCTCTGTAACTCGGGGGTTAGTTGGTTGCACAAAGACAACAGTAGGTGGGGTAAACTAAAAGATGCTGCTGACTTCTTTAATATGTTCTTGGATCTACAGGTCACGAAATTGTGTGTAGAGAATCCAATAATGCACAAGTATGCCAAAGAGTTAATTGGTGGAAGGAGGCAGTCTCAGGTTATTCAACCTTGGATGTTTGGACATCCTGAGCAAAAAGCCACCTGTCTTTGGCTAAGAGGTCTGCCTTTACTTCAACCTACTAACGATGTAAGCGAAGAGCTGAAGAGTATGACACCTGCCGAAAGGCAAAAGCTTCATTGGCTTCCTCCCTCTAAAGATAGGTGGAAGCTCCGCAGTAAAACATTCCAAGGCATAGCTGATGCTATGGCAGAGCAGTGGGGTTGAAAGTGGAAAAGACTAGTTTTGGGATACCCTTAAAAGAGGTACGCCCTATGGAAAAAGAAGAGCGTCAAAGGGCAAAAGTAAAAGAGGCTCGTAACACTGTAGGTTTTAATTTATGTGTAAGTTGCGGATGCCCTACACCTAATACGTGGTGTGAGTTTTGTTTAGAGGAAGAGTGATGGATAACTATGTGGGCAATTATACCCGTATAAAAGAAGCGGGAATGTATGGACCAGATGAACTTACTGCAATCCTTATGAGCAGTGTCCAGCAAAAAGTTAAAGAGGTAAAATCCAATGAAGATTTTAAGGACTGGTCTATAGATTTTATCATAAGTGTGTGCTCTACATGCAGTGATAAAGAGAAGGAAGTTTTCGGGAGAGGTATCTAAAATGATCTTTGACATTGAAACAGATGGGCTAGACCCCACTAAGATACACGTCCTGTCTTACTTTGATGGTACAGATGTCAAGCATGTGTTTGATTACGATAAGATGAGAGAAGTGCTTATGTCTGCTGACTCTCTGATAGGTCATAATATCATACGCTATGACTTACCTGCTTTGCGTAATATATTAGGGTTTAGACCTAATCATGTTCAAAAGGTAGTGGATACTCTCGCCTTGTCTTGGTACATCAACCATGAAAGGGGCAAGCATAACCTAGATAGCTATGGCGAACAGTACGGCATACCAAAGCCTGTTGTAGAGGATTGGAACTCCCTTACTCCTGAGGAATACGCACATCGCTGCGACGAGGATGTAAAGATAAATGTCAGGCTGTACAAAGAGCTGAGCTACAAGATGGGTAAGCTGTACAAAGACCCTAAGGATCTTCAAAAGTGTACTGAGTACTTAACATTCAAGATGCAGTGTGCTGCAGAGCAAGAGAGATTAGGGTGGCGTATAGACATTGATAAAGCTCGCACTCACTTAGCTCAACTTGAGCAGCTTAAGGGTGAGAAGGTTGAGCAACTTAAGAAGTCTATGCCCGAGCAGATTGTATATGGCGAGCGTAAGCGTCCCTCTCAGTGGCTTAATAAGGACGGAAGCCTGAGCTCTAGGGCTATAGGTTGGCAGAACCTGATGGATGAGATGTGTTTACCTTACAGCACTGAAAAGGTTAAGGTAGAGATACGACGCATTGAGGCTAACCCAAACTCTATAACTCAGGTTAAGAGCTGGTTGTTTGGGCTAGGCTGGGAGCCAAAGACTTTCGAGTACCACCGTGACAAAGCTACAGGTGACGAGCGCAGGATTGAGCAGATCCGCAAAGATGGGGAACTCTGTGAGTCTGTCACAGATCTTAGAGACCGTGACCCTGCAGTCGATGTCCTTGAGGGACTTACCATCATCAACCACCGCTTAGGTATATTTAAGTCTTTTGTAGAAAGTGAGAACAATGGCTACGTCAGGGCGACTATCGCAGGGTTTACTAACACATTGCGTTTCCGTCATGCTAGACCCTTGGTCAATCTTCCTGCAGTCGATAAGCCTTGGGGAGCAGAGATCCGTGGATGTCTTATTGCTCCTGATGGATATGTGTTATGTGGTGCAGATATGGTATCGTTGGAGGATACAACGAAGCGTCATTACATGAAGCCTCACGATCCTGATTACGTCGAAGAGATGTCAAGAGATGGGTTTGACCCTCACCTCGACCTTGCTCGACACGCAGGTAAAATTACGCAGGATGATATCGACAGACACGTATCAGGTGAGGTTAGCCTCAAGTCTCTGCGTAAGAAATATAAAGTGGTAAACTACTCGGCAACATATGGCGTAGGTTCTACTAAGTTGTCTCGTACAATGGGCATACCTCAGTCTGAAGCACAGAGTATGCTAGAGGCTTTCTGGGACCGTAACTGGGCTATACAGACTGCTGCAGATAACTGTAAAGTACGTGAGGTTAACGGAGGTACATGGCTCTTAAATCCAGTCTCAGGTATCTACCACTCACTGCGTTACGAGAAGGACCGCTTCAGTACCCTTAATCAATCCACTGGGGTATGGTGCTTTGATAATTGGGTATGTACTTGTCGTGAAGGTGGGATCAGGGTTGTAGGTCAATTCCACGATGAGATTATTGCCCTTGTGAAGAAAGGAGATGAGAAAAAGACTGAAGATTTAATGGGATACGCTATCTCGCAAACTAATGCTGCAGTTAAGCTTAATGTAGCTCTAGGTATAGACTACAGCTTTGGTAAAAATTATTCAGAAATACACTGATGCAACACTTGACATCAGCGTCCTGGATATTATATGGTAACGACATCTTAGCTAAAAGGAGAAAATAAGATGGCTAAACGTAAGTCGAAGACAATCATCATGGATGGTTACGTTAAATGGGCACGTCTAACACAAGCCGACATGGATACAAAATTTGATCCACGTGGTAAGTTTACTGCAGAGTTTTATCCCGAAACTCACGAAGAGCTCGACAAAGCTTTAGATGAAGCAGAAGCCCGAGGGAAAGATCTTACTGTCAAAGACCCACATGACGGGGAAGGTTATGGTATCGGTAAGTTCATCAAGATTGTTCGTAATAATGTGAATAATACTATTGAGGAGCTTGGAGGTCCACCCGAAGTTGTTCGCTTAGATGAAGATGGTAACATGGAGCCTTGGAGCTTTGACGAGGATGGTCTCGTTGGTAACGGCTCTAAAGTTCGTGTTAAGTTAGACTTCTACGGCGAAGGCAGGTTTGCAGGTAGTCGCCTTGCTAAGATTGGCGTAATGGAGCACGTACCTTACGCCCCAGAAGCCAAAGCATCTGGTTTCTAACTAATGGCCCCCTTCGGGGGGCCTAACTTAAGAGGGTAGCATGACCAAACTGGTAATTGAAATTAGCGAAGACGACGAGTATGATCACAACAGGTCTATGAAATTTACTCAGCATATCCTCACAACAGAGGATTTTGAGTATGCTTGTGTAAAGGCAGGACTTGCTTGGGGCTTCGATGAACCGTTCTTTGATCACTGCGTAGTAAAGGAAATGACTGAAGGATGATACTTATTGATGGCGACATAATAGCCTATAGGTGTGCTTTTGGTTCTAAAAACCATCGTTTAGTAGAAGCTCTTGATGCAGTGGATGAACTTATATACTACATCTTGGATGAGTGTTCTTTTAAGACGGGTAACAAGGATCATAAGATCTATCTTACTGGTGGCGGTAACTTTAGGAACGAGTTTGCTAAGACTGCCGTGTATAAAGGTAACAGAAAGTCTGCAGAAAAACCTGCTCACCTCGCTGGCATAAGAGAGCACTTGCAAGAGGTCTGGTGGGCAGAGGTCTCTATGGGAGAGGAAGCAGATGACCTGATAGCGAAGGCTGCTACAAAGTTTGGTAAAGATGTAGTTATAGCCTCTGTCGATAAAGACATGCTACAGATACCTGCTTACCATTTCAACATAACCAAGGCAACTTGGAAAAAAGTAAGGCAACATGAAGGTTTGCATTACTTTTATACCCAAATCCTTACTGGCGACAGTGCTGATAACATCATAGGTCTTTATAATATTGGCCCTAAGAAAGCTGAAAAGATTCTGGAGGGAGCTTCCACAGAAGAAGAGCTTTGGGATAAAGCAGTTAAGGCTTATGAAGGAGATGAAGAGCGGGTAGTGGAAAATGCTAGGCTCTTGTGGCTCCGTAGATACGAGGGAGAGATATGGCAACCACCTCATATGCGCTAAAATATGGGTACAGGTCAGGCTTAGAGAAAGCTGTAGCTGCTGATCTAAAAGAACGTGAGGTTGCTTATGAATATGAAACTGTTAAACTGCCTTACGAAGTTAAAGAGACTAGGGTTTATACACCTGACTTCATCCTGCCTAACGGCATAATAGTAGAGACAAAAGGGAGGTTTACTACTGCGGACAGGAAAAAGCATCTGTTGATACAGAGGCAACACCCTTTGATAGATATAAGATTCGTCTTTCAAAACCCTCGGGTTAAGATCTACAAAGGTTCTAAAACAACATATGCGGATTGGTGTGATAAGCATGAGTTCGTTTGGGCTTCAAAAAGGATACCAAAAGAATGGACAAGTTAGATTTTCAAAGAGTGCTGGATGAGAAGCTTTCGGAACTAGGAACTTCCATAGAAGAGCCTAGGACGATTGTGCATTGGGCCAATCCCACTATCAAGAAGGGTTATGTTGATGAAGATTATCCTGATAACTACTACATCGAAGCGAAGACAGAGTATGGAGATTGGTTCTTCGAGGATGAAAAGCTTGTTGCCGCCGATGACAGTGATGTCACAGGCTTAATGAAAATCGTCAGGCACTTCAAAGTTTCAATAGAACCCTTGGTGATCTAAATGTACGTATCAAACACCCGACCGACCACTGCGATTGTTTTCTCTTGCGCTCATGCAGACCCCTCAGTGGGAAATGAGAGATTCCAGTGGTTAGGAGAATTGATCTACGACATAAACCCGACTTATGTTATAGATCTTGGAGATGGGGCTGATATGAAGTCCCTTAACAGCTACGATAGTAGAAACCCTCAATCCATTGTAACTCAAAACTATCAGGCAGATATTGATGTCTACAATGACTCTCAGGAAAAGCTTAGGGCTAAGAGTAATATTCGTAAGTACAAGAAACCTGTCTGGATAGGCTTTGAGGGCAATCATGAGAATCGTATCAAGAAAGCTATACAACATGACCCTAGAGTTGAGGGGGATCGTTACGGCATTTCTTTTAGCCACTTACAGACAGATCACTGGTTTGATGAATATCATGAATATGCTAACTCGGCCCCATCCCTCGTTCACTATGATGGCGTACTCTATGGTCATTATGTTTCTAGTGGCAATTTTGGTACTGCTATGTCAACTAAACATCATGGCTATTCTCTTGTTGAAAAGCTGGCCTGTTCTGCAACTGTCGGTCATAGCCATAAATTCCATTACTATCATAAAGCTGACGCTTGTCCTTATCCGATCAATGGGCTTGTGGTTGGTTGTTACAAAGGTAAAGAGGAACAGTGGGCTGGACAAGCTAACCGAGAGTGGCGTCACGGAGTGGTCATTAAAAGGCAAGTGAGCAATGGTAATTACGATATGCAATGGGTTTCTCTATCTTCTTTAGAGAAGGAATATGGAAGGTGAGAGATAGAACCTACGAGGAAGTCCTTGATATGATAGAAGCTTATGGTTACGAAAGGATATTAGAGGACTTCCAAACGGACAAGGTTAACGCCTTGATGATACTGGATGAATTGGGTTATGTTGACCTAGAGGTATATGAAGATGATTAGTAAAGACGATATAGAAGCATTCATGAAAATGGAGGAGTTCTATGACTTTGACGAATACCAAAAGAAAGCACTTGCTTATGCTATCTATGATCGTAAGTATCGTGTGGTCTACCCTTCTCTGGGTCTTGCTAGTGAAGCTGGGGAAGTGGCAGATAAGGTAAAGAAATGGATTAGGGATGGCACTGTAGATAAAGCAGCAATCTCTAAGGAACTTGGGGATGTTCTCTGGTACATTGCTGTACTTGCAAACGACCTAGGTTTCCCGTTGTCAGAAGTGGCAAAGGTAAATCTAGATAAACTGGATAAACGACAAAAAAATGGAACCATAAAAGGAAGTGGAGATAATAGATGAGAAACTCATATGGGCCAACCTTACCGATTAGTGAAGAGATTCACGCAATGAAGTACAGAGCCCCTAATGAAAGCTTTGAGGAAGCTATGAATAGGGTTGCTTATGCTTTAAAAGACGATGAAGAGCACTACTTAAATTTTAAAGACATTCTGTTAGAACAAAAGTTCTTACCTGCAGGACGTGTGCAATCCTCTATGGGGTCTCCTCGTCAGGTCACCCCTTACAACTGCTTCGTCTCAGAGACTGTAGAAGATAGCATGGACGGTATCATGGGTGCAGCCAGAGATGCTGCTCAGACTATGAGACTTGGTGGAGGCATCGGTTACGACTTCTCCACGCTTCGACCTAAAGGGGCTATGATTAAGTCACTAGACAGTCGCTCTAGTGGTCCTATCAGCTTTATGGGAATCTTTGATAGTATCTGTAAAACTATATCTAGCGCAGGTCACAGGCGCGGAGCTCAAATGGGTGTCTTGCGCGTAGATCACCCTGACATCGAAGAGTTTATCAGGGCTAAAAACAACAGCACTGAGCTTACTCAGTTTAACATCTCTGTAGGTGTCACTGACAAGTTTATGGAAGCTGTTAAATCTGACGATGACTTTAATCTTACTTTCAGGGGAAGAGTCTACAAGACAGTAAAAGCTAGGGCTCTTTGGGACGATATCCTCAGATCTACTTGGGACTGGGCAGAGCCAGGGATTCTGTTTATTGACCGTATTAACCGTAAGAATAACCTCTGGTACTGTGAAACTATCTCAGCTACAAATCCTTGCGGAGAGCAGCCACTGCCCCCTAATGGTGCTTGCTTGCTTGGGTCTTTCAACCTGACTAGGTACATAAAGATGGGCTCACACGGGTTTAGAGTGTTTGATATGGATATGTTCCGACATGACATCCCTATCGTAGTCAGAGCTATGGATAATGTAGTAGATCGCGCTGTTTATCCTCTTGAGGCACAGAAGAAGGAAGCTGAAAATAAAAGGCGTATGGGCTTGGGCCTCACTGGTGTAGCTAACGCCCTAGAAGCCCTAGGTTATCCCTATGGCAAGCCAAGGTTCCTTAAAGAGCTTTCTACAATCATGCAAGCCTTGAGAGACACTGCCTACCGTACCTCTATCTCCCTAGCAATAGAGAAAGGAGCATTCCCTCTATATAACAATAACTACCTTACAAGTGAGTTTGCGCTAACACTTCCAAAAGATATTCGTCAGGATATTAAGACATACGGTATCCGTAATTCTCACCTACTCTCTATTGCACCTACAGGAACTATATCCCTTTCTGCTGACAATATCAGCTCTGGTATTGAGCCTGTATTTAGTCACTACTATGATCGCACTATTCAAACCTTTGAAGGTCCGAGAGTGGAGAGAGTAGAAGACTACGGCTACAGGGAGTTTGGAGTAAAAGGTAAGACTGCCGATGAACTATCTGTGTTTGACCACGTAGAGGTTCTTAACGCTGCCTCTAAATACGTGGATAGCGCTTGCTCCAAAACCTGTAATGTAGGGGATGATATAAGTTGGGAAGAATTTAAGGGTGTCTATATGGCTGCTTACGAAGGAGGAGCTTCTGGTTGCACTACCTTCAGGGCTTCTGGTAAACGGTATGGTATACTTAATTCTGCTGCATCTGAAGATATTGCAGAAGAGCCAGAAAAACAGCTTGACTTATTTGTTGATGAGGATGTAAAACCTGTAATCACAGAGGGAGGAGCTTGTTACTTTGATCCTTCCACAGGTTTACGTAGTTGCGAATAGGAGATTGCAATGGAAAATCAACTTCCACCTCACCTCACTCAATACTTAGAGAACATAGGGGTTTTAGATAGCCCCTTACTCTCTGAGCAAGAGGAGTTAGTAGATCCCAGAGAGTTCTGGAGTGGCCCTGTTACCCTGTTAGATGAAAACGGGGAACCTACGTTTTGATTGCAGAAGCTCTCACGTGTCTTGCGTTAAACATTTATCATGAGGCACGTAACCAACCCCTAGATGGAAAAATTGCAGTTGCACACGTAGTCTTGAACAGGGTAGAAAGCCCAAGGTTTCCTGATGACATTTGCTCTGTAATCTATCAAGGGGTCAACAAGGGTAAGCACAGGTGCCAGTTTAGTTGGGCCTGTGATGGAAAGTCTGATAAGCCCCGTGAAAAAAGGGCTTGGGCGGATTCTCAAGCAATAGCTGCATCTGTGCTTTCCCTAGATACAAAAGATCCTACTAAAGGGGGTACTCACTACCACACGACTGCGAGTACTCCTTATTGGAGGAAACACCTAGAGAAAACAAGGAGGATACAAGATCATGTTTTCTACAAGTAGGAGAAAAGAGATGGCTGAAGAGCAAGAAGAATTACGTAAGAAGTTTGCTGAGTGTGATTTCTACAAAGAGGATCTTGTAGATATGGTTAACCACCCTCCTCACTACAATAGTACCATAGAGTGTATTGATGCTATGTCTGCCATGACTGAAAATGCTAAAGTGTCTCCCCATGCTGCATACTGTTGGCAAGCTGCTTTCAAGTATATTTGGAGGTGGCCTTACAAGGGTAAGTCTGTGCAAGATATAGACAAGGCTATCTGGTACTTAACGAGACTTAAAGAGGAGATAAAATAATGTGGACTGCAGTTCTACTCATCTGTATGAATGAGGGTTTGTGTCAAGGTCAGCTAGACCCTATAATACATCCCACAGAAGAGATGTGTCAAATGTCGGTAAAAGTTGGCGCTACACACTTCCATAATCTAGGTTGGAAGATAACTGACTTCCGATGTATACAATGGGATGATGTTAAAGAAGATACATGAGGACAAAAAAGAAGGCCCCGAGAGGGGCCTTTAGTTTTAAATGGAGGTAATTTCTGTAGTATACAGATTTTATTTCTTTATACAAGCTCAAAGTGAGGTGCATCTATAAATGGTCTTCTACCTTGAGAGCGTCTTAAATCCACATAAGAGTTCATAGCATTTTCTGCAGTGTTTCCGTTCTCCCACCAAGAGGCTAGATCCTCTATATGCCATGCAGCCCCCCAACGCAAATTAGTGACACCTAGATCAGCAGCAGCCTCTGCCATAGCGTCTGCAATCTCATCGTACAGATTAAGCTCCCAACGACCACCAGAGCCAGCTACGTAAGCCATAAGGTCTACTGCCTTACCTTCAAGGTGCTTGCTCTTCATAGTCTGTGAGGCCCCTTTAGCAACCAGAGCCTCTTGCTCTTGCTTAGTCCTTAAGCCACATATCACGGAGAAGTCTTGCTTACTCAGGGATATAGCATGATTCACGATTTCTACGAGTGTTTCATTTACTCCTAGTAGTTTTTCTTCACTACGAGCGCTAAGTTTAAACGTCATGGGATTTCTTCCTTTGAAAGATTGAAACGAATAAGTTACCAAACCAGTGTCCGATGGATTGAGGCGTTGGCAACAACCACCCAAGTAAGAGCAAGAGCAAGACCCAAGGTGGTATGTTTGTATTTTTAATTTCGAGCTGCTCGACTTTCTCTGCCTCGACCTCTTTAACAACTTCGGTGGTGATAATGTCCCTACCTGCATCCTGTCTATTTTGTTGTGCGACCACTTGTTGTGTGTTCTCTTTTCCCGCCAAGACGTTTGCATTAACAGTGGGGCCTCCATTGCTGCTTAAAGGGTTAAGGAAAGATGGTACTGAACAGCTACTTAGAACTAGAGCTGCCACTACCAGAAAGTACTTTACCATTTACATATATCCCATAGAATCCTGCCCCAGCGCCCACGATTACACTAACGAATCCTGCCTGAGCGTTTGAGGGATCAGGGAGAGCCATGAACCAAGTTGTTGTGTTATAAAAAGCAATCCCGTAGAGTGTGAGGATCATGCGAGGCCATATGCGCCACTTGTCTAACCATTCTGGTGTTATATTCATGCTACTACAAAGTCCACTATTTGTCCTGGTTGATACTTAGATTGATTATGTGGGTGATATGCATAGGCCGTTTCGTACTTATAATCTTTTGCTTTTCTTTTTACAGACCTGTATGTTTCTTCTACAATACGCTCTTTGTTACTAGATAGAGGTTGTTCCTTATTGAATGGTAATATTGATAAAGGTAAATACCCAAGTAATCCTAGATCTACATTCATTGACTAGCTACCCATATAAAACTTACAAGACCTCCAAGTAAAACAAAAAACAAAGCTATTCCCGCAGCCCACTCTATGATAGCTTGTTTAATTTCCATACGGCGAAACTCATGCTCTCGTTTTTGCTTTCGGATGTCTGCTTCTATCCTAAGAAACTCTTGCCAGTGACTAGGGCCAAGAATAGCTGGATGACTGATAATTGTTCTTAGCTCATCCCTCATCTGTTGAGCTTTCTTACGCGCCATGAAAACTTCCATAGCTTGCGCTTGAGTACCACCTCCTAGCGCCTTATACCACGGAGGTTTCTCTGCCATCTTCTCGGCTTGGTCTAGCTCAGCCATACAGCCAGCCCACTGCTGAAGTTGTTGGCCCATATCTTGAAGATCACGACCGACTTGGACGCCTTTCTTAAGGAGATTAAAAGCGGCCGTGGCTCCAGAGATCGCCGTTATAGGATCTATCATCGGCGCTCAATTATCCTATCCAGTTTGGCGTCGAGTGACTCTAGTCGGTCGAGTATTCTGTTGATGTCACTTTGGGCTTCTGTCTTAGTGACGTAATCTTTAGCTATTTCTTCTCTTGTCTTGTTAAGAAGGACCTGTATTCTCTGTACTTCAGAGTACATGTTCCTACAGGCCCAACCTAACAAACTCAGTAGGGCAGTTAATCCAGCAGTCCAAAGTACATCGTATTCCATTACCTAACCTTTAATATTTTATACAGTAGAGGAAAGCACGGTTACGTGGTCTAGTCTCATCTCCCCCAGCCGCGTTTGTCGTCCTTGTTAATGGAACACCCAGCCTACTAGAATTACCACTTCCACCAGAACCAGTGGCACCGGGAAATGTGTGAGTGTGTGATTTAAACTCGTCAGCCTGAAACGATCCGAGAGATCGACCACTATCAACACCACGACCATCATCCCAACCCCTGACAAATTCACCCCGTAGGTCAGGTACATTGAAGGTAGTGCTGCCGTCTCCTGATCCGTATGTTGTACTTATTTGACTGAATAAAGCTGAATAAGTTGTACGACTAACTGCAGCACCGTTACACTTAAGCCAACCTGTAGGCGCAGAAGACCCCGCAAAGGCTTGTAACATTCCAACAGGGAGTTGAGCAGAGAAGGTATCGTTAGTCTGATTAAGCTCTCCTACTTTTATCCACGCATCATTAGCTTCATTCCTAATGTATAGGATATTACTTGAGTTATCATACCACCACTGGTTTTTATATATAGTTGTAGGAGCGCCTGTTTCATCATCAACACTTGTACCGTTCCAACTCTGAGAAAAGTTAGAAGCAATACTTACGTTTATGTTGTTAATGTCCGTCCTAGCACTAGCTGCGCCTTGGTTAGCTATAATTAGGTCTGCTGGTTTTGCCATCTTAGTTTTCCTTAAGTATCATACTGTATTATACCTTCTAATACAGATATAGTCGGGGTTACGTTATCTGTGTTACTCTCAAGTTCAGCTTTGAACTTAAATGCTCTGCCCACTATGTCCCCTGATGCAGGAACCCAATCTCCCCAAGTAGGAGTACCTGAGGGATCATCACTTGTTGCAGCTACAAATATAAGTACGTTAGTGTCTCCATAGTTGGCATTTTCGTTAGTCCAAGTGTCCCAGTTATCAGGCCAAGTGTTCCAGTTACCGGGAATGTCATCCCAATTAGTTTCTCCAGAAACAGCATCTTCATTGTGTCTAATAGACGCTAAGTTATGAGAAACCCTTACTGTTCTAACTGCCGCTGGACTAGGCTCTAAGTAACCTGTAAATTCATATGTACCTGTAGAGGGAGCAGTAGTATAGTTACTTAACCTTAATTCGTCTGGGTTTGTTGAGGTCTCAATAGCTACATTAGTTTTTGTACCAGAAAAAGAGGGGCTTTCAGTGTCAGTAAGGGTATTACCTAATGGAGGTAATTCAGCACTTGTAATAGTTAAAGAGGCTGGACTGCCTCCGTTACCAACTTTATCGTAAGGTTCAATAAATACCGTACCTGTAATAGCTGGAAAGGCTACAGAAGTAGCTGGCCTTGCTACTTTTTCGATCATAACTTGCTTAGAGCCATCTGTAAAAGTAGCTATAGTAGAAGAGCTGTGGTATATTTTGTAGTAAGATAAGTCTAGAGCCGTAGATGCATTCCATTTTAAGAAGAAAGAACTGCCAGATAGTTGTTTGGTAAATCCTACAGGGGCATCAGGTCCAGTGCTATCATACTCTGCTGTAACCTGTATTGCATTATCCGCAAAATTACTTCTGATACCAATAGCATTAACAGCCCTAGCTCTTATGTCATAGATTATTCCAGCTTCTCCTATGTTAGGTACGTCAATGTCTATTATTTCAAAACTTCCTAATTCACCTGTTCCTAGGGACTTATAGTTTGTGTCTGTGGCTTTCTTGTATTGAACCTCTACATAGTCAATACGCTCGGGTGATGTTGAGTTTACATCTATTACAAGAACATTCACTACATGCTCATTTATGACCCTGTAATCTTGAGAGGTACTAAGTGATATAGACGGTACGTCAAAAGCGGTGACAAGTGTAGTGTTATCCCTCTCGTATATTGCCCCATCATCTACTTCGTCAAACACAGAGGAGCTTATTTCTCTGAGAGTCATGCTTATTCCCAAATCACCGTTTGGTACAAAAGAAAATCCCCAACTAGATACTTCAAATTCCTTGTTAGTAAATCCAAATCTAGTGCTTGACAGTCTTACTGTATCTCCAACTTGAACTTTAAGAGCTCTAAGACCAAAAGTCGCCTCTATTGTCAGTTGCTGCCTATTACGCTCTAGTGCTATACGAGAGAGCCTTCTAGCCTCTGTGGTATTGTCAGTGAAAGGAAGGGATATATCTACTACACTCTCTTGACCACCATCTGCTTCTAGTAGTTCATTATAGGTAGTAGAGTTTAGTACAGGAACTTGCGGATAATCTGAAGGTTGATAATCACTTTCTGGACCCCTAAATGTCCCTCTAACTACATTAAAGTTATCTCTTCTAGAGTGTCGTGTTCTTACAGAGATTGCTGACCTCAAGTCGTCTTCATTTAGGTCCAGTACAGAGTTTGTAAAGTACGCAGGTTTCATTCTCCATTTACCTTGGGAGTACCAGAGAAGGCCTCCCATAGAGGTAGATAAATTCTGCAAAACATCATGAGGTACACTGTTCGTAGTAAATGCACCGTTGCAAGTATATCTAGTTCCACCAGATAAAGTGGGATAATTTAGGTAATCACAAACATTGGCAGCAGTGCTTACAAGTGTATCATCTACGTTTTCAAGGTCTTCACCTACACCATAAGTGTATATACTTGTATTAGTACCTTCCTTACCAGACGTAATGTAGTCCCTCATAATCAGGGCAGGATTATCAGACCAAGCTGTTGTACTTGTACGGGGGTCATATACTTTTTTACCCTTAATAATAGCAGTAATCTCAGGGAAACCTGTTGGAAATACATCTGGATCAAACTCCAGTGTAACATATAAATAGGACACACCCAGTAACTTAGCATCTGAAGTCCATTTTTCAGGTAGACTTATACTGCCACCTAAATCAGAAGCGGTAACTGAGGTCTGTGTGGTAGTCCCCAGCTTCTTTACAATTTTTACTTTACCCACGTACTTAGATGGGGAAGTGACACTATTACCACTTAATGTAAGTATCTCATCGTTAAAGTATATAGTTTCAAATTCTTCTATCTCATGCCCAGTAAAGGCTAGGACTGTATGAAGGTACTTATTGTTATCGGTTACAGCTTGAAAAACTATACCACCAGCAACTCTAGTTTTACCGTACAAAATTTGGTGTGGAAGCGTTGATCCCCTTTGAGTTACAAGGTATCCTTGATCTTGTTGTTGGGTTTTGTCAGGCGGCATTAAAGCCTTAGTAACTGCTATGGTAGTTAGAGTAGTTGCGTAAGTAAATCCTGCATAGGTTACGGCAGTTGATAAACCTGCTTCCATCCCAAGCATCGGTACGCCAAAATAATAACCAACAACAAAAGCTACTGCAGCAGATATAGCTGCAGCTACCTGTGCGTTCGGGTCAAGAAGATCAACGTCAACCCCAGTTAAATCAGACAACCAAGACATTTACAGTATTTCTCCGATCATTCTGAAGCCCTGCCCCAAGATAATTTCTGGTCTTGTAGATCTTCTACAAAGTCAAAACCAATATCTGTGCTTGCACCTGTAATGTTTCTCGACTTTTGAAACTGCCCAGTATACCTAGCAATCCTAGCTCTTTCCAAATCAATGAGTTTATTCTCAAGTGAAACTTGTATAGAGCCCCCATCAGGGGAATCTACTATATTCATTTGATCCATGTAACCTGAGAATATCTCAGTCATAGATGATTCCGACACTCCAAAATATATTTTACCAGTTCTTCCTTGATAAGGTGCTCTCAAGGCCAAGGCGAGAACCTCTGAGGGTAAACTTGTGACGGTAATATCAGCACCTTTAGCTTCAGTTTCCGTAGTCTCTTCAATAGCAGATACCGACAATAAAGTACCAGCACCTGTCCAATTATGCCCGTCAAAATTAAGTGTACCTATACCTGTCCATAACCTCAGGGGGGCATACTTAGTAGCGGAGCCTGTGCCTGTACCAACGCCAGTGGCTGTAAAGACAGTTCCTACGGTGTTATCAGTAGCACCTATTTCAGTAAAATCAGTTTCATAAATGCTAACAGTTATAGAAGACCCCATTCCACTGTGATTAGAGCAGTAATAGTATAGAGTGGAAGGAGCACCATCTGCGACAGTGATTTGTACAGATGCACCAGAAGTACCTGCTGTACCGCTTACAGTAACCCCTGTTGTGTATTCAGTTCCACTGTTGTGTGTACCGTCATCAGTCTCTGAGAATCTTAGCGGGTGTCCTGAGTTACTACTATCGCTGACATCAAATGTGTAGGTAGACTCCTCTAAGAAAGTTAGAGCTTCTGCAGGTTCTCCGTTGATGTAGTATATACCTCCAGACACCGTAACAGTCAGTGTAAGGCTTTCTTGACTGCTATCATTAGTAGTTAAAATTGTATATACTTCACCAGAAGTAAAACTACCAGCATCCTCTGTTACATTATCAAAGTCCAACTCAACAGCGAAGAAGGGGCTGATTACTTCATCATCAAGAGCATTGGTTATAGTTGCAGGTAAAGTGCGGGACATTATTGAAGAGCCTCTATAGCTTCAAAAGAAATACCATAAGTGCTTGCGTTGTCTATTGACCAGCTAACACTGTTTTGACCTAATCTGAAAACACCCTTTGGGCTACTGTATATGACATTCTCTGCAGTGTAGTCATTTCTTAACTTGGGCCATATCTCTAAGTCAACATCTGTACCAGCAGTCCTGTCAACCAACACCTTGTGTAGCTTTGCAGCAGACCCAGTTCCTAATTGAATGTAGTCACCAGCTAGCAAGCTGCCAGTAAGGGTAATTTGTACTGTATCATCTCCTGCGCTTCCTGTTACCGTAGGAGTACCGCTCACTGTACCTCTAGGGGAAACGTAGTCAGGGTCTCCTAAAAGGAAGGTCCCTCTAGGCCCCTTTAACGCTACAAGAAAAGCCTTCCAAGCGGCAGCTAAATCTTTTCTAACAGGGGGTATAGATACTACAGCCGACCAAATTTGACCTTGGTGAACTACAACCTGTTGCTTGTAGGTAAAAGGAGACTGAGATACAGCTACGGCATTCCTAGCGGTAAGCTCAATGCTTTCTACACCAATAGTAGTAGGAATATTAAGAGGGTAACTTATTGCCATACCTTATCCAAACGTAGCTTTCATGGAACCGCCTCTTCGCCTTTGGCTCATAACTGCACCTACAGACGATTTTATAATACCTGCACTGGCTTGTTGAACAGTCTGAGTAACAAGTCTTTTCGTATCATCAGAGGTGTTAGCAGAAATATTGAAGGTTTGATTAACCACAGTTCTACCCATACCCTGACCCTTAGTGTGATCTATGACAGTCTCTCTTGGGTGTAGCATAGCTAGGAAACCGCCTTTGCCGTCTAGCCCACCAGAGCGAGGGCCTGACCCTGTGTAACCACCACCGTCATAGACTGTACCCACACTCCCTAGCTCACTATATGTACCTATAGCACCTTTTACAGCCCCACCAATAGAATCCACCATTGTTTCAACAAAGAGAATTTTATACAGTTGTTGTATAATATCTACAGCCATCTGACGGAATGTCATTTCTACATCTTGGGCGAAGTCCTTAAATGTACCATTCAACATATCAAGATCAGTGACAATAGTCATCATAGCGTCACCGAGACCACTTTCAAAGACATTAGTTATGTCTTGTATTCTCTGCTCTTGCGCTTCCAAAGCTGCTGTTTCTGCATTTATGGCGGCTATTCTCTTTGCTGCTTGCTCAAGTCTCTTTGCTGCTTGCTCAAGTTGAGCCTCGGTCATTTTCCCAGAGGCCTTTTTATTTCTTTCCTTAAGATCGTATAATATCTGTAAGCGATCTGCCTCTTTATCAGATAGACCTACTATTTGCCTTTGAAGGTTAGCTTCTCTTTCCATGCCTTTTATTATGGAAGCCA